CGAAAGCAGGTGAATAACCATGTCAAGTGAAAAGCGGGAGGATGACGCATATAATCTCCGGCGTATATTTGAGGAGATGGAGCTTGATCTGGTCCGAAGCCTGCGACGCAATATGAAACGTCATGAGGTGGAAGAAGAGGAGGAAGGCTTTCACTGGGAGATGTGGCAGCGAGCAAAGTTACGAAATCTGCAAAAATACCGGAAAGAGAATAAAAAGATTGTAGATAAGATAAGTCCTGAGGTTGAGAGAATTGTAAACGAGGCCCTGGAAGATAACTATCATCGTGGACAAAATCTATTTAACCGGATTTGGGACAGGATAAAGTCCACCTTTTTTAAGCAAAAGAGGGTTAAGCTACCTGAAAGCATAGCACACCACAAACTGTCAACACCGCCACCTGCTGAACAGGATTTTTTCGGTGTAAATAACCGAAAGATCCAAGTTATGCAAGAAACAGTAAGTCATGACCTGAAAAAAGCCCAACAGGCCGTTTTACGTCGTATGGATGATGTATACCGAAAAACGGTTTACAATGCCCAGGTACAGATAGCGTCAGGGGCGAAGACACTTGATCAGGCGATTGATCTTGCGACAAAACAGTTTTTGGATAAAGGCATTGACTGCATTGAATACAAGAATGGTAATCGCGTGAACATTGCCAGCTATGCAGAGATGGCGCTCAGAACCGCATCACATCGGGCAGTATTGTTGGGAGAAGGAAAAAAGAGGGATGAGTGGGGCATACATACAGTTGTGGTATCGGCTCATGCCAATACTTGCTATTTATGCGCTCCTTGGCAGGGAAGAGTTCTTGTGGATGATGTATTTAGTCATGGCACTGTCGAATGGGCAAAGGAGCTAGGATATCCGCTCTTATCAGATGCAATAAAAGCCGGTCTCCTGCATCCAAACTGCCGACATACCATCTCAACATATTTTCCTGGCATTACGAAACTGCCAGAAGTGCCAGATGTTGATAAAGCAGTCGGCACATACAAAGCAGAACAAAGGCAGCGAGAGCTGGAACGAAAAATTAGGAAGTGGAAGCGTAAAGCAGAAGGCAGCCTCAGTCCGGAAAATGTCAGTTATGCAAATGAGAAGGTTGGACAGTATCAGAAAGAACTCAGAATACATCTGGACAAGCATCCTGAATTAAGACGAGAATACAATAGAGAGAAAACACGAGGGATTCCAGATAACCCCAAATCATTCAAGGCCACAGGTGGAAAATATGACCGGGGAACTGCAGAATGGATTCTGCGCCGTGATGATGAGGCTGAAAACTATTACGATTCTATGCGGCTGATAAATAGTGATGTCAGAGCCATTGCCAAGAACGTAGGGTGGACGGAGTACAGTGTGGCGCGAATCAAGCAGCATGTATTTCTTAGTAAGCACATCCTGGATGATGGTATAAGGCGCTTTGATGCGGATTACAATATGGCCGTGGCATGGCAGCGGCTGGTAAACGGGAAGTTTTTGGATAGAGATGTCCTGCTTCTGAAGCACGAATACCTTGAAAGCGTAGTTGAAAAGAAGTATAATTTAACATATAGGGAAGCACATGATAGAACGACTTTAAAACATGATTGGAATGGAGTACTGGAAAAGGAGGCGGGAGAATATGGCGAGGCCGATAATCTGCATGAGCTTATTGGAAAAGACTGATAAGTATGTGGTATATGAATACGGGGACAGCATGGACAACCTGGATGGTAAGATAAAGCTGTCATTACAATACCCCAGGTATGAATATGAAATCATAAAAGAATCAGCAATAGGCAGCGCGGATACTCTTCTGGCACACAGTAAACTTGCCAGGGTAATCGAACAAGGAGAAATACCAGAAAAAGTATGCAGGGCATCTTGATACCACCAGTCAGAAATGGCAGGTGGTATTTTTGTGTCCAATTATTTGCGCCGGCCCAACAGTCGGAGAGAGGAGGAATAGTTTGAAACTTTACAATCGTACTTAGGAGGTGATCCACATATCTCCCTTTGAGACGCAGGGTGACGCGTCTTATTTTTATGCCCAAACACGATATGGCTTAAAAAGATGCGTGGCCGGTGACACCGATGACAATGGATTTTACAGAGTGACACTCTCAAAATGGAAAGGAGAAATTACATGTTTAAGAAATTTAGATGTATGTTACCTATGGATTTACAGTTTTTTGCAGAGCCTGGAAGTGGTGCAGGAGGCACTGGAGACGGGAATCAGACTCCA